CCCAAGGGAACGCCACGGCGGTCGGCTATCTCGGCCAACGAGTAACCCTGGGCGAACTCGTACAAGGTGTCCACCGCCACACTTGCTGTGCACATACACTGCACAGCAGACAATACCTCGTTGTTCTCCACCACCTCGTCAGGCGGAGTGCCGCCTTCGCGGTCTATGTCGCCCAATGGGACGGTGTTCCTCGTTTCGAGTTTCTGCCCGGCATTGATCCATAGATTTCGCATGATGGCCCGACACCATGAGAAAAGCGGTCTTGTTGGGTCGTAGCAGTCCCGGTGCTCCAATGCCCTTGTCACGGCCTCTGCAGCAAGGTCATGGGCACGCTCGTCACGGCAGTACATCCTCGCAAGCGATTGCAGGGAGTGGTACACCGCAACGATTTCACGCTCAAAGTCCACGGCTCGCTTCCAACATGTCACGGGCTGCATTCTTCATGTCGGCAATCAAGGAGTCAAGACGTTCATACCTCATCGCACGCACTTCATCCTGGAGTGCACGCACCTCTTTACGGAGTTTTCTGATTTCTTTATTCGTGTTCATGGTTGTATTGTGTTTAGTTTTGGCTGTCGGACGCTGCAAAATTACCATGCCAGTGTGCCATAAACTTGCACTAAGGATTTAACAAACCTTATTCGCGGAAATCTCACGGAAATTTTCACGGAAAACGCGGAAATTTTCCGCACGAAATGAGCAACAAAGCAACAATAACGGGAAAAATATTCCTCTTTTTGGAAATAAAGGGGCGTGGATTATTCCACACCCCAACAATGAAACGAAACTCTGTAAAGAACAATGAACTGTCTATAATAGTCCTCCCATTGGCATCTTCGCCAGCAGTTTTGAACGCTCCGACGCCTGATGCACAAGGTTGGCATATATCGCTGCATTGATCGTGCCGGGGTCAATGCTCATCTTGAAGATGGACATCACATAGGCGATTTCCGAGTACCAGGACTTGCGGGCATCCACTGGCTTGCGCTTGTCCTTGGACTTCTCGCGGCGCTCCTCGATGCGCTTTGTCTCGAACTCCACCTCGCCGATGAGCGACTGGCAATGCGCCAGCACCTTCTCGTCGGTGTCCAGGTGCTCGGCATCTATGCCCAATTCCATCAGCACTTCTCGAGCCATCTCTGGGTGATTGTGCTTGCACAATATCATGCAGATGCGGGCACACAAGCCCTTTATCCTCAGTTTCGAGGCTCCCTCTCCGTCGGCAAGGTCCAATTTCGCCTGAGTAGGAGAGGCAATGCTCTTGTACTCCGTCAGTATGGCGGAGGCATTTTTCAGCAATACTGCGTGGTTGACCTTCTCGCCCTCGCCCACAAGGACGTTGATGTCCCCGCAGGCAAGGTCTATGAGTTTCTGAAGCGTCAGTTGGTCAAGTCGGTCTATCATGTGCGTCGCTTGATTAAGTCCGCATGGCGCTGACGCCTGAATTCCCTGGTCATGGTGTCCTCAAGGCGGGCGAGGCTGCGGGTCATCGCCTTGGTGTTGGTGGCGACACGTTCCTCCAGCGCCGTGTAGTCGTTGATGATGATAGGCTGGCCGCTCTTGCGGTCACGGGGCACGTTCATCGTGAGGGAGGCTCCCATGCGCTCCACATCGGCCTGCGTGATGTCGGGAATGACCTCGGCACCCTTCGGCAGATTAACGAGCGTTGGTTTGTCGGGAGTGATATAGGCATTGTTGCCGATGAACACCAACTCGGCTTTGCCACCGTCACCGACAACGGCGAGACCTCCGGGGTGAGGTGTGCCTTTGGTTCCTTCCTTGTAGGCTTTGATGGGCTGCGCCAATGCGGTAGCTGTCTGAATGGCACCCATAGCGGCCACGAAAGCGGCACCTGGAATACCTGCAGGCCAACCGAGTTGAGCGAAGGTCTGCATTATACCCAAGGCGGTCGAGATGGCAATCTGCGCCACCTTGTTCGCCTTGTCCATGACGGCAGACTTGTACTGGAGTTGTGCCTTTTTCTTCTCCAACTGCTCCTGACGGGCAGCCGTGGCGGCTTCGGCCTCACGTTTACGGAGTTCTGCCTCCTCGGTGGTGATGACACCATGCTCGGCAAGGTCGTCTATGCTGGCGATCTGCGCCTCATGGTGGGCCTCCTCAAGTTCCATCTGCTCCTCAATCTTGGAGATTTGCTTGTCATACATGGCAGAGAACAGCTCACCGACGGAACTGATGGCCTGACCTGCTTTCTGTGCCCAGTTCTGGATGGCATCCATGCGCTTTTCCCGGGCTTCCTGCTCGTCAGCGATGGTGCGGTTCAGTTCCTTCTCCTCGGCGTTGGCAACGGCTTTGGCGAGGTCCATCTTCGCTTTGGCGAGTTCGGTAGCGATGCGCTCACGGTCTTCTGCCGACAGGTCCTCGAGTTCAAGTGCCGCCTCAAGCCCCTTGATGGAGGCTTCGGCCACGTCAATGGCCTGCTGTTCGGCGAGCCGTGCATTATCACGGGAATAGCGCTTGCGGACTTCGGCAATCTCTTTCTCGTTGCCCTCTGCCTGTCGCAGTTCATCAAGGTAGAGTTCATGCAGAACACCCTGCTTGTCGCGGTATGAGGCGATGATAGAGGCGATTTCCTCCTCATTCTCCTGCTCGATGATGTCGAGGCGCTGCGCCATCATGGACTGGATGGTCTCGTTCATCTCGGCGGTGTTCTCCTCAATCTGACGCTGATACTCGTTGCCGATGGCGGTAAGGGCTGTCCACTTGGCGTTCTCAAGTTCTTCGGTGTTCTTGTTGTACTTCTTGGCCTCGGCAATGGCCTTGTCATATTTCTCGGTCTCATCCTCAAGGGACTTTTTAAGTTCCTCACGGATATTGGACTCAAGGACACCGTAATGGTGGCGCACCTCGTTGGCCTGTTCCTCAAAGGCCTCGGCACTGGAGGTGGTGATGATGCCGGCGAGGGCGATAGCGCGTTTGGCGGCGGTGTCCTCCCAGTCATCAAGCATTTCATTGGCGGAGTCGATGAGTTCCTGCATCTGGCTTACGGCATCCTCGGCACCGGTGTCCTTTTTCGTGGTCTTGGTGGAACCCTTTCGCGTGGACTTCGTGGTGGATGTGGGTTTCGTGCCACCGCCGTGAAGTTTCACCATGTCGCGGAGAATTCTCGCCTGATCAGCGGCAAGGGCCTTAATCTTCGTGAACCTGTTCAGATACTCATCAGCGACAGCGAGGTCGCCATTGACACGGGCTTCGGCATACTTCTGCAGCAATACCTGCGCCTCGGCTTCCCACTTGAGCACGTCGATGTAGGTCTCGCTCATGCTGGCAAGGGCAGACTTCCATTGGATGAGGTCCTTGTAGTAACCCAGGGACCCACCGTACTTTTGGTTCAGTTCATCCACAAGCCGCTTCTCATCCTCGGCACTGCCGTTGAAGTTCTCAACCACACTGGTGTAGTATTTCAGTTCACCTGCGGTCTCGTAGGCACTCTTGCCGCTGTCCTTGATGGCACTGTTCACTTCCTCAAGCCTCTTGGCGGTCTCCTCTGCATCCTTGTTGAACTCCTTGATGCCTTCATACAGGGCGACAATCAGTGCAATCACGGCACCGATACCCAGCGCGGCGAGGGCGAGCTTCAATGCGGTGGCGGCAGCGGTGGCACCCGTGAGTGCTACTGTCTCCACTCCCACGGCAGCGGTATGCGCTCCCGAGGCGACGGTGGCGGCTTCGGTGCCAGCAGCGACGGCACCCTCGGCAACGGCGGTCTCGGTCGCGGCTACGGCCTCGGTCTGCATGGCGGTGGCCTCTGCAGCCGTCGCGGTAGTCAATGCGGCTTTCTCAATGCCCAACAATTTCAAGATAGCATGGTATGCACGATAGGCACCGGTGCCGTTGGTGGTGAGCTCAGTGGAAATCTTTTGGATGCCGTTCATCAGCGACATGATGCCCATCAGTTTCTGGGTTGCCTTGGCAGCATCTTCGCTCTCCATGCCGAAGGCACTCAACGCTCCCTCGAAGGCCTGCCAGCCTCCCACTGCGGTCTCAATTACACTGATACCCTGTGTCAAGCCCTGCGTGTCGTTCGCATAGTCGTTGATGGTGTCTTTGGCATCATTCATGGCATCCTTCAAGACACCGGCACGCTCGGCGACTTCCAGGAACGCCTCACTGGTGGGGTCAACTCCATCAGCCAACATCCGCGCCATCTGCCAGGTGAGCTCCTTCAGCTCGGTACGCAACGACTTCCCAGCGATGGCATAGTTGCCCACGTTGCGTTGGAACTCGCCCATGTCGGCGGCGAGGTCTTTGAGGTGGGCGTCGAGGTTTTGGATTTCCTTCTCAAGCATCTGCCCCTCGGCACCGGCCTTCTCCTCCTCGTTGAGCTGCTTCTGCGCCATCTTCAGGCGTTCCAACTGCAACGACAGACGCTGATACGAGCCTTCGGCGGCCTGCATCATCTTGGTCTCGTTGTTGAGGATTTTCTGCAACTCGGCCTTGGCGGTCTTCAGCTCCAGTTCTCGGCGGGTGTATTCCTCGGCAGAAACGGAACCTTCCTTGTAGGCAGCCTTCAAGTCCTTCATCTGCTTGTTGTACTTGGCCAGCATGGCGACGTTCTGCTCATGCGTGCCGAGGATGCGGTCTGCCACATCCAGCGAACGCTGCTGCTCGGTGAATGCCTCACGCTGCGCCTTGTTCAGCTTCTCCTGCTCGGCCAACTGACGGGAGATGGTGTTGGTGGTGTTGGCGATGACCTGCTGCTGTTGCTGCTGGATCTGCGTCACCTGCTGTGTCACCTGACCAGCACGCTGCATCTGCTGCTCATAGACCTTGGTGATTTTCTCAAGGTCGCCGTTTACCTCCACGGGTATCTTCAAACCCTTGGCGAGTTCCTTGGCCACCTCGCTGTAGTTCTCCAATGTGGCCTCCATCGCCTTGTCAAGGGCGGCCAACTGGTCCAACGCCTCTTGAGCGACGAGGTCGGTAATGATGGTTTCGTTTGCCATATCAGTATTGTGTTATGATTTCGATTTCTTCTCCGTTGTAAGGCTCTCCGTCACTGACGAAAGCGAACGTCCCGTCAGGCCTTCGGTAGAGCACCTGGGGGCAGTCAAGCATGACCGCCGTCTTCTTTGCGAGCTCCCTCTGTTTCGTCAGGTCCCGCATCCATTGTTCCTGCTGGCACCTGCAACTCATATCGTCTCAAGCCATGCCCTGAGCCATGGCCACAGGAAATTGTTGTTGAAATGTCCTACTGCGGGGTCGCTCAATGCGAAGATCTGCGACCCGTACTTGCGCTCCACGGCAGGGCCCTGGTCCCAACCGAAGGTGAATATCTCCACTCCTCGCCCGGTTGACCTTGCGCTGATGGAGCCGTGGAATGTACCCACGATGAACAGGTTCGGCGTGTTGACGTCGCGGGGCGGCAGTCCAAGCCTGTCACTCGCCTCGGGAGGCGTGATGCGCTCCTTCCATGCGATGTACCTCTCGGGGTGCATGAAGCACGGTACCCAGCGGTCGGCCTCTTCATCGAAATAGCCGGCACGCTTCTCACGGAAATAAGGGTCATCGCTGTAACTCGGCGTCAAGGGCACGCCGTTGCCGTCAATGCCAGAATACAACTGCTCACGGACGGAGAACGTCATCTCGTGGCTGTTCTCGTCCATGCACCGCAGCACCTCACCCTCAAAGCCGTCCTTGATGGTGCGGATGCGCTCTCTTATATCGGCAATCGTCGGCATGGTTCTTCAATTAAAAGGGGCACCCCACGTTAAGCGGAATGCCCCGATGTTTCACTTGTTGGCCTTCTTGGCTTTGGCGGGCTTCTTCTCTCCCGTCATCCGCTCATAGACGTCCGCCAACATCTTTAAGCGGGTCTTCTCGTCGCGGTCCTGCCAAAATGCGTCCTTGTGGTGCTCGATGAACTCCTCCTTGGACATCTTCTTGCAGGCCTCGTCGAAGAAGGTGACACCTTCGTAGGTCATGGCTCAAGAAGTTTAGGCGGGCTCGATGCCGTACACGCTGTAGGTGCACAGCACGGAAGCCTCCTTCAAGATGGGCACGGTCTTGCCGCTGGCCATCGTCATGGTGATGTAGTTGTTGGCGGCACTGTAGGTGGCGGCGGTGATGTCGTCCCACATATTGGTGGCGGAAGTGCCGGAAAGCAGAGCACCATACTTGGCGGTGGCATCGGCGCGGCCGTACTTCTCAACAATCTTGTAGTTGTTGCCGGAGTCACCGACCTTCACTACCTCAACAGGCATCAGACCGTAGATGGCGCTCAAAGCGTCGTAGTCCAAAGGCTCGACGTCCAGGCGCATCATGTAGTCCTCGACATCCTGGTAAACGACGTTCACCACGAGGCTGGCCTTGTCGGAAGCACCGGCATGGTCATTACCGCTCGGGTAAATGGTCACGGGAATACCTGCGAGGGTATCGGTGCCGTCGTTCAGACCGTAAAGCTGGTTCTTCGAGTCGAAGAGGTACATATCGAACACCTTGTTGGCGTTCTTGAGGATCTGCGCACGCAGATAGTGACGGAAAGCGTCCAGGGTGAACGCATCAGTGCGGGCGCTCATGCCGTTGTAGGCATTGGGGCCGTAGCCGACCTGGCTCACCTGGGCCTCGCCACCGCTGGGCTCCCAGTTGATGATGGCGGGGAAGCCGTAAGCACGGCCGGGCAGGTCTGCATGGCAAGCAGTGCGCAGGTTGGCAAGCGTGGAATACGACAGCTTCGTGCCATGCTCTACCAACACCATGCCACGGATTTTGTCGTAGTCGATTTCACATACGCTCTGACCGGTGAAGAACGAGTCAGAGACACAAGTTCTAATTCTTGACATATTCTCTTTTGCAGATTAGATTGTTAACTTTAATCTCAAGGCTGCGAACGTCGATAGCGTCTATCGGCTCGCTCACCTCCTGACCGCTCGGCGTCACAGCACCGTACCGGCCGTAATCGAAATTCTTCGACATGGTATGTGGGACGTACTCGATGTCGCCGTAGCCCCAGTCGAAACGCGGGTCGCTTTTCAGCACCTCTATGAGCCTGTCATAGATGGGCAGCAGCACACGCTCGAAGGACGTCTCCATACGCATCTCGTTAGACCACTCCTTCCTGGACGAACAGGCGATGATGAGATTGATTTTCGTGCGGTAGGCATAGTCGGGCGAGTCCACAATCTGCACGTTGGGCGTCTGCAAGGCGATCAAGGGGAACTTCAGCGGCATGTTGCTGCCGAGGCCCTTCGACCGCACGTCCAGCATGTCCTTGACATACTGCGCAGAGCCGTAGATGTAGTTGATGTCGATACCCTCCACCTGCTCGGTGCTACCGGCAGGGCCTGTCTTGGTAACGACTACGGACTTGGCGACCGCATCCACCACACTCTTGAAAATCTTCTCTATCTGTTCCATCACAGGTTGAACTGGTTGATTGGTGTAACCATGTTGACTTGATAGTAAACGTCATAGGTGCTCACATCAGCCCACGCGATGAACTCCTTGTTCAGTTCCACCATGTCGTTCCAGACGCTGACCATGCGCTGACGTGGCGGCTCGTTGTCGTTGGCCGACTTCAGCCGTACCAGTCCGGTCGCGGTCATCACCTGGTTGCCGTCACCCGCCATCTTGAAATAGACGTAATGGGCAAACGGCAGGCGCAACTTCTCAAGCAGGTCCTCCATGTCGTCGGTCTCGCCGCTCGAAAGGGCGGTAAGAACCGAAACGGCAAAGACATTGCCCAACATCTTACGCAGGAACTCGCCCTGGTAACGCTCGATGTAGCCCGTGATGTGCTGCTGCACGGCATAGGCATTGTTGTCGAGGTCACTCGTCGCCTCGGCGTTCATGACCTGCAACGGGCCGTGGTAGAAATATGAGCAGTCAATGAGGTTCATCTGTCAAATCATTTCTTGGTCTTTTTGGGTTTCTTCTTGTCCGTCATGCGGACTTCCTTGGAGTCCTGCGGCGCCTCCACCGCTTTGGTGTCGTCCACGGGAGCCTCGGGAGCCTTCTGCGCCTCTGTAAGAGGGGTGAAACTGAGGACACCCCTCTGTATGCGGACGCGGTTCTCACGAATGAGCACCTCAACGGCCGGACCTGATACAACATACTTCATAGTCTTGAGCGGTTTTTAACCCTCGGCCTTGAAGGTCACGGTGACAGTCACGTTGGCTGCGGGCATCGTGAACTTGTTGTTGTTGACGGTGACAGGCTTGCTGCCGGTGGTCTCGACAACGGTGATGGTGTCAACGACATAACCATCCGAAGGCGTGGCGGAAACCGTCACCTCAGTGCCCGCAATCGCGGAACTGCTGGGCGAGGTGCTGAAACTTCCGTTCGTGGCTGCGGCCTTCGCAATGGTGTACGAGGGCACCGTCACGTTGCACACGTCCTTGTAGGTGGTCCCGCCGACGGTTACCGACGCGGAGATGGTAGCATTGCCAGCGGCAACGGGAGTCACAACGCCCTTGTTGCTTACCGTTGCCTTGCTGGTGTTGCTGGAGTTCCAGGTGACAACCGCATCCTCGGGGATGACGGAAGCCTTCAACTGGAGCGTCGTTCCGCCATCAACGGTAGCCTCCGAAGGAGTCACCTCAACCATGGCGTTGACGTCACGCATCTCGATGATGGTGATGTCGCCAAGAGCCTTGCGGATTTGGTTCTCCTGCAGCAGCTTGTCCAGGGACTTGCCGGAAATAGCGAAAATACCGTTCTTTCCCATGATTAGTCAGCGGTGATGGCGGTCTTTACGCTGTCGAGCGAGCCAAACGAGAAGGCCCAGGGCATGTAAACGGGGAAGATGATCTCCTCCTGAGCGATTACAGCCACATAGTTCTTGAGCTTGGTGTCCACGTCCTCGGCGAACTCGATGCTCAAGGTGGTGTAGTCGATGAGGTTGGCAGCGCCGCGGAAGTCACCGACGAGGTACTTGCCGACGGGTATGCTGGTCAGCTCAATCACGGGGATACCGCTGATGGTCTTCACGCCGTTCTGGTTAACGACGAGACCGAGGCTGCGGCCCATGGTGTCCTTCTCGGCCATGATGGCGTTCACGGTGATGGGGTTCAGCACGACAGCGGTGGGGCTGTACTGTGCGTAGTTCATCACGGCGAAGATGGTGTTCAGCACATCCTGGCTGTTGGGATAGGCGATGCTCTTGTAGGCACCGTGGTTGACGGTACCGGTGATGTTAGCAGCGGTGATGCTGCCACTGTAAGCGCCGCCCTTGATGAGCAACTGACGGTCGTTCATCTTGATGACATCGTAGGTGCCGTTGAAGCCACTGTCGCCACTGTTGGCGAGGGTGATCTTCATGCCCTCGAGGATTTCGGGGTGCGGGTCATCAAAGGTCAGGATGGTGTCGGCACCGCTGTTGTAGGAAGCAACGCTGTCAACGTCACCTGCACTGATGGTGGTGATCGCACTGCCGATGATGGTCTCAACAGGGGTGCAACCGGTCTGGTTGACGATACCCTTCAGCTGGTCGCCGCTGCCGTCACCGAACAACATGTTCCAGTCCTCGGCGAGGTAGATGCGGTCAGGCAGGGTGGCAAGCAGCCAGGAGCGCAGGAAGATGCGGCTCTTGAGCATGCGCTTGCTCAACTTGATATGGGTACCCACGCGGGCGGGGGTTGCGGTAACCTCCTTCAGGCTGAATGCGCTCTCGGGCAGCTCGCCGTTCTCGGTCACATAGCGCACGTTGCGGTCAACGGCAGCCACCTGGCCGAAGGTGTAGGCGGTGAACTCGGGGTCGCCCTGCAGCACGGTGATGATGTCACGGAGGTGCAACTTGGCGGGGTTGTAGGGCGAGAAGTAGCGCTGGTCCTGACGGGAAATCAGGTTGTCGCCGCTGTAGTTGGCGTTGTCGCCGCCACCGTTGGCGTAGATGCTCACGATGTCCTTCAGGCTGAAGCCGTCGAAAGCGCCCGACTTGCGGGTCTTGCCATCAACGAAGTCCTGGAACTTCTCACTCTCGAACATCTCGTTCAGTCTCTCGTCGAACTTGGAGATAACCTCCATGCCGTTGGGAGCCTTGTGCGCCTTCTCGATGACCTCCATGCTCTTCTTGAGCATTTCGCGCAGGTCGTTGTTGTCCTTGACGAGCTGGTCGAACTTCTCAGCGTCATAGCCTTTCAGCTTGCCGTTGATTTCCTCGAACTTGTCGTCAACATCCTTCTGGGTCAGCATGCCCTCGATGGCCTTGTTGCACACGTCAGTCATCATGTCGAGAATGCTTTCCATGAATTTCTTCTGCTCGGGGTCCTGAATTGCGTCCAGGTTCACACCGAAGTCTTTCTTGTTGATCTTCATAATGAAAACTCAAATTAAATGGTTAGTGTTTCTCGATTACAGCGTTGAGGCCACCGAAGAAAGTGCTGCCAGCGGCTTTCTGTCCCGTCTCCTCACCCTCGGTCTGAGTGTCGCTTGACGGCTCATCCTCGGTCTTCTCGGTGACAGGATTGGTTTTCTCTTGCATGATTGTCGATTGATATACTCGGGAATAGCAATGCGGGCAGTAGGCATACTCGGCGAGGTCGGTGACGGATTTCTTCACCATCTCCTCGTCAATCTTGCCGTCGCACTTGCTCAATACGGGCTGGAGGATGGCAAGCACGGCCTCACGGACTTGTGGCTCAAGTTTCGCCATCTCTTCACGGACGATGCCGTCACGCAGCCAGTCAAGATAGTACTTGGCAGCGTCGAGCACCTGCTGCTCGAAAGTGTACCTTTCGGCCTCGTCCCACACGAACTCCTGCCCGCAATGGGGACAGGTAACTACCACAGCGCCCTCAAGCGCCTTGTTCAGCATGTCAAGTTTCATCTCGTATAGTTTTAAGCGAGCATCCGAGTAGCGCATCTTCAGCGCCTGACGGATGAACTCGATGTTAGCCCTCACGTCGCCGGGGCTGTCGTTCTTGATGCCTACAAGGAACG